CTCCGCTCAGACCATCACTCCTGAGACGGGCTATAACTACCTCAGTCAGGTCACGATCTCGGCTATTCCTTACACTGAGACCGAGAACAGCTCAGGTGGCACGACGGTTACTATTGGTTAGGTGTGGTATTTATGGCTATCAATAAGGTTGTTTACAATAACAAGACGCTGATAGATGTGAGCCAGGATACAGTCACTGAAGATACGCTTGCTGTCGGAACTACAGCAACGGCTGCAGACGGATCAAAAATTACAGGCAAGCTTGATGTGTCGACGTACACTATATCCCTATCTGAACCAACAGACTCAGATGGTTCGGAAGGTGATATATGGTTTGTCATAGAGGAGTGATGTTATGGCTACATACACATCATTAAGTTCGCTCGATACCAGCAAGCTTGCTGTGGGTGATGTAATTAACATCTCATACACTGGGGCAGCACAATCGGCAACATTGCCCGCAGGAGTATACAAGATCGAATGTTATGGCGCTCAGGGAGGCAATATATATAAAGCACCGTTAAGCACTATAGAAACAGCCCTAGGCGGTTATGCTACAGGCAAAATCACGTTTGCGAGCGATACTAAGATATATGCCTATGTCGGGCAGAAGGGCAAAACCACAACAGTTGTCGGCTCGTCAGGCACGGCCTTCAACGGCGGCGGTTCAGGTTATCTCGGTTCATCAGGTGCATCAGCCAGCAGAGTTGGCAACAGCGGCGGCGGTGCTACTGATATCCGTATAGGAATAGATAGCCTATATGCCCGTGTCATCGTTGCAGGTGGTGGAGGTGGAGCGTCTGGATACAGAAATATCACGGCATCAGGGCACGATGCCTCTGGTGGCGGTATGTCAGGTAATCCCGGCAATACGAAAGAAGCAGAGTACAGCCGTACTGGTCAGGGCGGCATTCAGACAGCAGGAGGTACTAATGGTGGTGTATTTGGTGTCGGTGGGTCAGCTACAAGCACTATTGGCTCTGGATATGACGCAGCTGGTGGCGGTGGTGGCTGGTATGGAGGTGGCTATGTAAACGGCCCATCTGTAGGTGGAGGTGGTGGCTCAGGCTATGTTTACACATCGACCACAGCGTCAAATTATCCGAGCGGCTGTCTTCTGAACTCAGCATATTATCTGTCTGATGCCAGTATGTCTAACGGTATGCAGGGTGGAGATGGCAAAGCAGTCATAACGATAGTATCTATCGTCCCTAAGACATGTACTGTCACATGGGACGCAAACGGCGGCGCGACAGATACAGCATCGACCGAAGTTGATATTGGAAGCTCAATTGGTACGCTTCCAACAGCTAAGCGTGATGGCTTTACCTTCGAAGGATGGTATACAACGAAGACAGGCGGCGATTATATCTCGAAGACTATGACAGTATCCTCAGATACGACATACTACGCGCATTGGGTATCCGCTACAAAACTGAAATCATCAGGCTCATGGCATCCTACGTCTTTGATATATGTGAAAAGATCAAGCACATGGAAAGCTGCTTTACAAGGCTACGTTAAGTCGGGCGGTGTCTGGCGTCTGGTATATATCGGTACACTTGTGATGAGTAAAAAAACACACCTGGAACTTAAAGCCTACACGCACGTTAAGCTAAAGAACTATATACATGGAGATTAACAGATGATAGATACAATATCAGAATTCCTTACTCTTGCGATGCTCGTGGCGAACTTCAGCGTGATGGTCTATACCTTCTCGAAATTCTTAAGAGAGCCTGAGAAGAAGCAGGAAGACAGGATCAGCACACTGGAAGATAAGGTGGCATGGATTGAGGACAGGCTTAAGCTCGGTTCAAACCACTTTGATAGCCTGGATGATGGCAACAGAGTGGCGCAGAAAGCATTGATTGCTCTGCTTGGTCATGACATCACCGGCAACAATGAAGCAGAATTGAAGGAAGCAAAGAAGGAGCTAAACTCATATCTTCTAAGGAAGGTGGTGAAGTAGATGAAGCGCATCACGAACATTAAGTGGCTCAAGGCTATGAGCATCAGAGCAATCAAGACCGCAGCTCAGGCATTCCTTGGAGCATGTGGCACGACAGCAGTTATACAGGAAATAGATTGGAGAGTTGTTCTTGGCACCACAGCCATGGCTGCTCTCCTTTCATTTGTGACGTCACTTGCAGGATTACCAGAAGTCGACGAAGGAGGTGAACACATATGACGCCAGAAGATTATATGCAGACCGATCCGAGCTGGTCTTGGATGCCGTATCGGGTTAAAGGAGAGAACACAACTATCAAGACATCTGGCTGTGGAATTACTTGCGCAGCTATGGTGATAGCGTCTCTAAAAAATGAAAACGTTACACCAGCTGATACAGCCAGATGGAGTATGGAGCACGGCTTCAAAGCCTACAGGCAGGGAACCTATTACTCGTACTTTACTCCCCAGCTTGCAGCGTATGGTATCGAGTGTAAACAGGTCAACGCTTCGAGCGTATATCATGGAAGCTCAGGAGCTAAGGCTGTAAATGATAAAGCCAGAGCTTCTGTGAAGGATGGCAATTGGATGATCTGCGCGATGGGAAAGGGCGACTGGACCAGATCCGGGCATTTCGTCCTCTGGTACGGGTTGGATGGAGATGATGCACTCATCATGGATCCTAACAGCAAGAAGCCAGCCAGAAGGAAAGCTCCTATCAGCAAATTTCAGTACCAGGTTAAGTATTATTTCGAAGTGGAGGTAGAGAATATGACTCAGGAACAGTTTGATAAGATGGCAGAGATGTGGATGAAGAATAGAGGCTATATGGATCCAGATGCATGGTCTCAGAGTGCACGCAATTGGGCATTCGATAAGGGCATTATGACCGGAGGAGCCTATAAGCGTCCTGTGACGAGAGAAGAACTCGCGCAGGTTGTCTACATGTATGATCAGAAGAATATAAATAGGTAGACGGATTGTCCCTCCTGGAGCTTTTGCTTCGGGAGGGATATTTTTTTTGCGGTCAACTTGAGTCGTTGGTTGCTACAAGTATTACGACAGAGATGGCAGGAAAGGTGTCCGAAACTTTGGACGTAATTCTGATAATGGACAAGTGACGAAGGATTGAGTGACAATCGAGCGATAAGTCTTATATAATAAAAAGAAAACATTTATTAAACCTATATGTATGAATTGAATGGAGGATTAAATAGCAATGGATATAGACAAAATGTTCTATGATGATTTTGGAATCACAAAAGAACAGGGAAAAGAAATTGTACGGCGAATTGAGGAAGCTGAGTTAAAGGAAACCGGAAGGTTTTGTCTGGACAACAACTACAAGGTTGTATTAGATATAATTGTAGAACGATTAAAAGATATCTGCGAGAAAAACGATGGATCTCATGATGAATTAATAGGAAAACAAATTGGAGATATACCTTTATCATGGAGAGGTGCGCATTTTGATACTAAAACAGGTGCTGTCGGGATCCACTTTCATGTTCCAAAACTTATTCTCTCTGAAGATGACTTTTCCTTTTTAAAAGGATTATATCTATTAACCGATGGCATAAATATAGACTCAAATGGTGAGGATATAAGTATCGATTTCGGTTTTTATGGATTTGGAGAATATGTAGGGGAGGCAGTGCAGAATGGATATAACAATTAGGAATTTTAGCGAATATGGCAAAAAAGTAGGTCATGAGCCTTCTGCAATATTAGCAGATATGTATAAAACGTTTAGCTTTCTGACAAAAGATATCGAAGAGGATTATGAAACGGGAAACACCTATGAAAACAAATGTTATCTAGTACATGACACCGAAATGAATACAGATAAGTTTGTTGTAGAGTGTTACGATTTATTAACCGGAGAAAATGACAAGCTGGAAAATAAAATAAGAGAACATCTTGCAAATATAAAAAACATGTCTGTGGTTCTCATCCCTGGTGAAGAGAAAATGTTACTTGGGACAGATCGTTTAAGGATAACGTTTACTCTAAAAGAAGGAATTTAAAATGAAGTTTTATTGTACTAGAAAAGGTAATGATCTACATTGAAAAACATAATAAAATAGTATGACCTTCCTAAAGCCTACAAGTATCTTCGGACACCTGCAGGCATTTTTCTTGTTTTCTTTGCTTTAAATGCCGGAAAGCCATCAAATCAACAGCCATTATTTTTATAGAAGATGTAGTAGACATAAAATAATATTGGTCAACCTATCTCTCCTGGAGAAATCCTCCTCGAGAGCTTTTTTATTTTCTCCTTCAAAAGCGTCAGATAAGTACTCCGCTCACGGCTACTTGATAGAGGGCAGAAACAAACATATAGGCCCTCGGAAAGGAGCGTGACGAAATGGAACACAAGCTGAAGATCCGTGTTTCAAAAGAGCCGCAGACTGGCGGGGTCGTAGCATGCCGGGATCTTATGATACGTGAAAAGCTGCTTCGTCTTCTCTTTGGGGACAAGCGCAGACTAACCGTTCTGATACCCGGGGATTCCGTAGACGAGATCGCCATATGTGAGACCAGGGAAGGAGGAAATGAAAGTGAACACGAAGTTACTTATTGATGTGGCAGGCAGCATGCGGGCACTCGCAGACAGCATTCAGGCGTTCTGTGAGGCCAGTACGTCAGAAGAACAGCCTGAAACGCCTGTAGCAGATGCACCTGCTGTCGAGCCTAAGAAAACGGAAGAAACGATTCCACTGGAGAAGGTTCGTGGTGTTCTCGCTGAAAAGAGTAATGCGGGACACACAGAAGAGGTCAGGGCCATCATCAACAAATACGGAGCGGAATGTCTGAGCGGTGTCGATCCCAAGGATTACGCTTCCGTGCTTACCGATGCGGAGGCACTCTCATGAGGACACATTCCATCCTTTCACCTTCCGGGTCTGATAAGTGGCTTCACTGCACACCTTCTGCGAGACTCGAGCTGGAGTTTGAAGAAACTGAGAGTGAAGCTGCAAAGGAAGGAACAGCCGCGCATGCCCTCTGTGAACATAAGCTTAAGAAGGCACTTCATATGCGTAGTGAGCGTCCGGTATCGAAATATGACTCAGATGAGATGGAGGAATACTCAGATGCGTACGTAGATTACGTGATTGAACAGTACGTAAAAGCAAAGGAAAGCTGTCCGGATCCAATCGTTCTCATCGAGCAGTATCTTGACTTCTCCTGTTATGTGCCGGACGGCTTTGGCACGGGTGACTGCATTATCGTATCCGATGACAGGCTGCATGTAGTGGACTTCAAGTATGGCAAAGGGATACTGGTAGAGGCCGAAGATAATCCGCAGATGAAGCTTTATGCTCTGGGTGCACTGGAACTCTACGATGCACTGTATGACATCCGTGAAGTCTCAATGACAATCTTTCAGCCGAGGAGGGAAAACATCAGTACATGGACGATCCCCGTCGAAGAACTGAAAGAATGGGCTAAGAATGAACTGAAGCCGAGGGCGCGAATGGCATATGACGGCGAAGGAGAGTATATCCCGGGAGAGTGGTGCACCTTCTGCAAAGCGGCAGTCAGGTGCCGGGCAAGAGCGGAAGAAAAGCTCAAGCTGGCACAATCGGAGTTCAGACTTCCGCCTCTCCTTACAGACGCGGAGATTGGTGAGATTCTTTCTGTCTTGCCAGATTTTACGAAATGGGCGAAAGATATCATGGCATATGCTACGGATGCTGCCGTAAATCACGGAATGCAGTGGTATGGATTCAAAGTGGTTGAAGGTCGCTCAGTTCGCAAGTACCGTGACGAAGAAAAAGTCGCGGAAGCAGCGAAGGAAGCAGGATATACAGATATCTACAGGAAATCGCTCATCAATCTGACTGAAATGGAAAAGCTGATGGGCAAAGCAAAATTCAACGAGGTTCTCGGTGGCCTCATTTATAAACCGCAGGGAAAGCCGACGCTGGTTCCGGTGACTGATAAGCGTCCGGCCATGAACGTTACAAACGCTGAAAACGAATTTAACGAAATCTAAGGAGGAAAATAATATGGCTATAAAAAACAAGACGAAAGTTATCACAGGTATGAACACCAGGCTCTCTTACTTTCACGGATGGGATCCGGTTTCCATCAACGGCAGTCCGGAAAAGTATTCCGTATCTGTCCTCATTCCAAAAGACGACACCGAGACTCTTAATGCGGTGAATGCTGCCATTGATGCAGCGATTGAAGAAGGTATTGCAAAGTTTGGCGGGAAGAAGCCGAACAAGGCAGCAATCAAGCTTCCGCTCCGCGATGGCGATGCTGAAAGGGATGACGAAGCCTATAAGGGACATTATTTCATCAATGCCAATTCCCGTACTGCTCCGCAGATCGTAGACCGTTCTGTCAAGCCGATCCTCGACAGGGACGAAGTGTATTCCGGATGCTACGCAAGAGTGTCCCTGAACTTTTATGCCTTCAACAGCAACGGCAACAAGGGCATTGCCTGCGGTCTGGGAAACATTCAGAAAGTACGCGACGGTGAGCCTCTCGGAGGAAAGGCCACTGCTGCGGATGATTTCGCAACTCTTGATGATGACGATTTCCTGGCGTAAGGAGGCGCAGCGTCATGACGTATTTTCAGAGTTTGGAACTTGCTGTCTGCTTTGGTGCGGTGATCGGCTATCTCATCGGACAGATCATTACGCTGATTCGTATAGCAACCGAAGAACGTAGAGAGAATAAGAAACAGTAAGAAGCTGATAGATAAACATCTGACGGGCGGCAGGGGGAGCTCTGCCGTCTTTTTTTGAGGTAGTGATATGAAGGAAATATGGAAAAACATACCCGGATATGAAGGCAAATATCAGGCAAGTTCCGAGGGAAGGATCAGAAGTCTGGATCATGAAGTCAGAGGAATCTGCCACTTTACAGGCAAGCCCTTCTTAAGAACTGTAAGGGGAAGAGTGTTAAAACCGGGAAGATACTGTAAAGCCGGTCATTTATCTGTCGTTCTTGGGAATGGTACTCCAGGGAAACCGGTACATCAACTGGTAATGCTGGCGTTTGCGGGTCCGCCTCCTGAAGGGCAGGAAGTGTTGCATATTAATGGAGATCCCAATGATAACAGGCTCGAAAATCTGAGATATGGAACGCGAACAGAAAATATTCTGGACGTTTATAGACAGGGTGGACGATGGAGAAAATTATCGATTGAAGACGTGTATAATATCAGATTTGAATTGCTATGTGGGATGAAGGGCTGCGACATCGCGAAATGCCATAATGTTTCAGACGATACCATCAGCAAGATTAAGAATGGGAGGACTTACTCATGGTTAAAATGAAAGAGATGCATTTGGATATCGAGACGTATTCCTCCGTCAGTCTGCCGAAATGCGGAGCATATAAGTATGCAGAAAGTCCGGATTTTGAGATCCTGCTGTTCGGATACAGCATCGACGGCGGTGAAGTAAGGACGATAGACCGGGCCTGCGGTGAAGAACTCCCGATTGACGTTCTGGAGGCGTTGACAGATGATACCGTGACCAAGTGGGCATTTAACGCACAGTTTGAGAGAGTCTGCCTGTCTCGGTATCTGAAAGATAAGGGAGTTAGTCTCAATCCTTTACATGACCGTTTCCTGCCATCAGCGGAATGCGTGCAGTTTTTAAATCCTAAGTCCTGGCGGTGCTCCATGGTGTGGTCAGCATACCTGGGTCTTCCATTGTCTCTGGAAGGTGTAGGCACAGTTCTGGGACTGGAAAAGCAGAAGCTGACCGAGGGGAAAGATCTGATCAGATATTTCTCTGTGCCGTGCAGGCCTACCAAGACAAATGGAGGAAGGACAAGAAACCTCCCGGAGCATGACAGGGAAAAGTGGGAACGTTATAAGACATACAACATCCGGGACGTTGAGACAGAAATGCAGATTCAAAAGAGGCTGTCGAAGTTCCCTGTGCCGGATGAAGTCTGGGACGAATACCACATCGACCAGGAAATCAATGACCGTGGCATCCGGGTAGACATGCCGCTCGTAGAAAATGCCATTGCAACAGACGGACTTTCCAGGCAGCGTCTTACCGACGAAATGAAGAAAGTCACTGGGCTTGATAATCCGAACAGCGTGGTACAGATGAAGGCATGGCTGTCTGAGAACGGACTTGAAACGGATACGCTTGGAAAGAAGGCAGTGGCGGAGCTTATTGGAAAGACTGACGGTAAAGTTGCTGAAGCTTTGTCTCTTAGGCAGCGGCTTGCTAAGTCATCGGTTAAGAAATATCAGGCAATGAAAAACGCAGCCTGCAATGATGACAGGTGCCGGGGAATGTTTCAGTTTTACGGAGCCAATCGAACGGGACGATTTGCTGGAAGGCTCGTTCAGCTACAGAACCTTCCGCAGAACCATATGGAGGATCTTGATGCGGCAAGGGCTCTTGTAAGAAGTGGGAATACAGATGCGCTTGAAATGCTCTACGATGATATCCCGGATACACTTTCCCAGCTGATCCGCACAGCCTTTATACCATCCGATGGGAAGAAGTTCTATGTCGCAGACTTCTCGGCTATCGAAGCGAGGGTTATCGTCTGGTATGCCGGGGAGCACTGGCGCACGGAAGTCTTTAGGGAAGGCGGAGATATCTACTGCGCATCCGCCAGCCAGATGTTTAAGGTCCCTGTAGAAAAGCATGGTGTGAACGGTCATCTCAGGCAGAAAGGCAAGATAGCAGAACTCGCACTCGGATACGGCGGCTCTGTAGGTGCACTTAAAGCAATGGGCGCAATAGACATGGGTCTTGCTGAAGAAGAACTGCAGCCTCTGGTGAATGCCTGGAGAAAGTCCAATCCCCATATCGTCCGGTTCTGGTGGGATGTAGACGCGGCAGTGAAAAACGTTATAAGGAACAGGGAGCCTCAGAAAGTAAAGGGTGTAAGGTTTTATTATCGGAGCGGTATGCTCTTCATACGACTACCTTCTGGCAGAACGCTTTCCTATGTTAAGCCGCGTATAGGAGAGAATCGGTTCGGCGGAGAATCTGTTACCTACGAGGGCATAGGTGGCACAAAGAAATGGGAGCGGATAGAAAGCTATGGTCCTAAATTCGTTGAAAACATCGTGCAGGCTACCGCACGGGATATCCTTATGTACGCCATGAAAACACTCCGCAGCTTCAGTATCGTTGCACATGTTCATGATGAACTCATCATCGAATGTGACCCTGATATGAATCTTAATGTACTCTGTGAACAGATGGCGCGTACACCTCCCTGGGCGGAAGGGCTTCTCCTAAGGGCGGACGGCTATACCTGCGATTATTACCAGAAGGACTGATATTTTCCCGCAGACCGTCAGATTTCACCTCTTGTCACGGCTACCTGACAGGAGGTGTTTTTCTATGCAGATAACACAGATAAATGACGGCATGCCCGGTCCAGAAGATGTTTCAAAACCGGACGATAAAGAGATGCAGAGCGAATACAACTATCTTCTGGCGGAACAGATGACAAAGAATCTTCTCGATCAGGGACTGATCACTGCAGAGGAATTTGACGGGATCATGGAGAAAAACCGTGAGGTATTCGCTCCTTTTCTTGCAAGGCTTATACCCTGAATCACTTGATATTTCAGGCGTTCAGAGGGATATATAAACTACCCAAGAGAAAGGAAGGTGAAGCAATGAAACGGATAACAAAGATCGAGCCGGCAAAGGAAAACCCCGGACGAAAACTTCGCGTAGCGGCCTATGCCCGGGTATCAACGGGCCTTGACGAGCAAATGGTCAGTCTGGAAACCCAGAAGAACCACTATGAACATTACATCAAGGCCAGACCGGACTGGGAATACGCCGGACTATATTACGACGAGGGAATCAGCGGTACTTCGATGGAAAAACGCGAGGGGCTTCAGCACATGCTGGATGACTGTGACAATGGTCTGATTGACTACATCGTCGTGAAGTCCATCAGCCGATTTTCCAGGAATACGGTGGACAGCATCGAGACAGTGAGATGGCTCTCTGAAAAAGGAATCTATATCTTCTTTGAAAAGGAGAATATCGATACTGGAAAGATGGAGGGAGAGCTTCTCCTATCTATCCTTTCAAGCCTTGCAGAGAGCGAATCTCACTCCATTTCCGGTAACAGCAAATGGAGCATCCAGAAACGCTTTCTGAATGGAACCTATAAGATAGGCTACACGCCATACGGCTACGACAATGTAGATGGAAAGATGACGATAAACCGCGAACAGGCGGAAACGGTACGATGGATATTTCAATCAGTTCTTTCTGGAGTGTCCCCAGGAGCCGTGGCAAAACAACTAAACGAAAAAGGTATCCCCACAAAACGCGATGGAAAATGGACAGGCAGTACAGTAACCGGGATGATACGAAATGAGAAGTACACCGGTGATGTAATGCTTCAAAAGACCTATACCGATGACCGCTTCAACCGCCATGTCAACAAAGGAAAATGTGCCAGATATTATGTTAAAGATCACCACGAGGCAATCATAAGCCGTGAGGACTTCGATGCCGCAAATGCACTGATAGATTTCAATGGTCTGGAAAAAGGTATTCACAGAGATACTGACAAATACCAGAACCGGAACGCCATGTCCGGGAAAATCATATGCTCTGAATGCGGGAGCACATGGAAACGGGTCAGGCTGTCCGGTTACTTCGGATTCTCATGCACAAAGCATCTGAAAGACAAGAACGCCTGCAGCATGAAGTCGATTGCGGAAGAACCTGTTAAGGGAGCATTCGTGACGCTTATGAACAAGCTGACCTTCGGGCGTGACATAGTTCTTCTGCCTTATACGAAAATGCTGAAAATAAACGGCAGCGCAGGCAATATTGAAAGACTGGCCATGCTGGAAGAACAAATAGAGGATAACACAGAGCGCAGGTCACAGATTCTCGAGTTCTTTACAAAAAGCCTTCTGGACCCTGCAACCTACGCAAAAGAACGCAATGCGCTTGACATGGAAGCGGATAGGCTGACCGCTGAGCGGGATTCCCTGACGTCGCAGATGACGGGAAGTCATGACTATCAGGATGAACTGGACCGACTTCTTAAATATACAGCGGAAAGGATAACGCTCACGGAATTCGACGATGATCTGTTCACAGAGCATGTCGACCATATCGTTGTCTACAAACGTACGGAGATAGGATTCGCAATGAAGTGCGGACCAGTATTTCGGGAAAGGATATGAGATGAAGCACACACCATATGGATATGACATCATTGACGGTAAGGCAGTCGTGAATGAAGAACAGGCCGCTGTTGTCAGAAAGGTATGCAGCAATTATCTTTCTGGCATGACACTCGTTGCAGCGGCAGCTGATGCAGGACTCACCATGAAACACAGCGGTGTAAAGCTGCTGATGACGAACGAGCGATATCTTGGAAATGACTTCTATCCTGCGATCCTAGATAAGAATACGGTCAAAAAGATTAGAGACGAACTGGAAAGACGGCAGAAGACGATGGGAAGAAAAGGGCGAAAAAGAAAAGGTGCTCCGGAGAGAGTCTTTTACACCAGCTTTTCTGCTCCGAGGATTGCGATGAAATATAAGGATCCGGTCAAACAAGCGGAATACGCTTACAGCCGGATCAGAAACGAGGTGAAAGGCTAATGGCGATAGCAGGAAATGTTACGGTAATCCCACCGAGGAGAACAATAGGTACGCAGAAAGAAACCAAGAAAGTACAGAAGACCAGGGTGGCCGCCTATTGCCGTGTCTCAACAGAATACGAAGAGCAGGAATCCAGCTATGAAGTCCAGGTCGAGCATTATACCACTTATATAAAAGACAATCCCGAGTGGGAACTGGCTGGCATCTATGCGGATGACGGAATTAGCGCAACGAATACAGCCAAACGTGATGCATTCAACCGCATGATCCAAGATGCCAGAAACGGCAGGATAGACCTTATTCTTACCAAGTCAATAAGCCGCTTCTCCAGAAATACCGTGGACTGCCTGAAGTATACCAGGGAACTTAAGGACCTGAACATTGCCGTTTTCTTCGAAAAAGAGAACATCAATACTCTTGATGCCAAGGGCGAGGTCCTGATGACCATCATGGCGGCGCTAGCTCAGCAGGAATCCGAGTCGCTCTCGGCAAACGTCCGTCTCGGCATACAGTTCCGCAATCAGCAGGGAAAGGTGATGGTCAATCATAATCGGTTTCTTGGCTATACCAAGGATAAGGACGGAAATCTCATTATCGATCCTGAGCAGGCTGTTGTAGTAAAACGTATCTACGCTGAGTATCTTGACGGAAAAAGTCTCACGCAGATCAGGCGCGGACTGGAAGCTGACGGAATTCGCAACGGAGCTGGAAATGCCAGGTGGCATGAATCCAATATCAGGCAGATACTCACTAACGAGAAATATATAGGGGATGCCCTTCTGCAGAAAACCTACACTGTCAACACGCTGGAAAAGAAGCGGGTTATAAACAACAACATTGTACCAAAGTACTATGTAGAGGGTAGTCAGGAGCCCATCATCGATAAAGACATCTTTCTTAGGGTTCAGGCAGAACTTGAACGAAGAGCTAATATAACATTGAACGGACAGAAGCGTGTCTACAGCGCAAGATACGCTTTATCCGGTCACGTCATCTGCGGACACTGCGGGAACATATACCGCAGGATAAAATGGAACAACCGGGGAAAGAAATCCGTTGTATGGAGATGTGTCAGCCGGGTTGAGAAGAAGAAGAGCGGCATTGACTGCCCTGCGAGAACGATCCGCGAGGAAGATCTGCAGGATGCAGTTGTTACGGCTGTGAATGATGCATGGTACGGGAAAGACACCGTTATCCCTTTACTGAAGGAAAACATCAAATCTGTGCTTAATGCTGATAACAACGGACGGATTACAGAAGTGGATGAAACATTGCGTCAGAAGCAGGAAGAACTCCTGCATGCCGGCAGGGACCAGAGCAAAATCGATGAAATAGGTGACTCTATCATCGAGCTCCGAAATGAGCGGCAGAAAATCATGACCGAAATGGCGGAAAATACCGGAAGAAAAAAACGGCTGAATGAACTAGAGAAATTCCTGGATGAACAGACAGAAGCCATCTCGGAATATTCTGAAGCGCTTGTCCGGCGTCTGATAGCTAAGATAACTGTGTACGATCAGAAATTGACTGTTGAGTTCAAATCCGGGCTAGTTATCGATGTAGATGAATAAGGACTACACTAATTATGACATCTCGCTTAGGTGGGATGTCTTATTCGTGGTGGAAATACCAAGTGTTACGTTATACAATAAGTTTAATAAATTATGGAATTTCTTGTTGAGGGAAGAAACTTATATCTATGTTTCATTTTTCCGAAGACATCGGGATGTTGTTTGAAAAGTTCCAGTTTGTTGATGCAGAGCAGAGGCGGTAACTATTGATAAGTTCCCGCAAACCGATGAGGCGCTGGACACGTTTCCACAAACCGATGAGGTAAAAAAGAGAGCAGTACTGATACTGAGCGCTTACTCTTAAAAGATACAAGCATTGAAAAATATGATACATTATTGGAGGAGGATGAGTAAAGTCTCGCGAAAAATACATGCGTTTAAACATAGCAGAAAGGGGATTGATGGTGTATGGGAATACTTGGCAAGAGGAAGATACGCATGGAAGATATTGTGAGTGTTGTGTTATTGGAACAAACTCAAAACTATAGTAAAAGAACGAGATCTGGACTTGTTTTCGGTGATTCTATCTTCAATCCGGATGTTGTGCTCATGGATGGAAATGTCGAACCGACTGGGGCTACCTATACGTTTAGTGTTACCTTAAAGGATGGCAGCAGGGAAATTGTGAAAGCTGATTCAGGAACAGCGATTTGCGATCAGTTGCTCCAAAAGATTTTAGACGGTGAAGCTGCAATACCGATGGGCGATACATAGTTGGCTAATAATAAGAAAGCACCGGAACTCCAAAAAATCAGCTTCCGCAAGGTGTGTATAAGGTAGGAAGAGATATCCCTGCCGGAGTATTTGATTTCCATCATGTATGGGGAAATGGCAGCATTCATGTCTATAAGGCCGAAGAAACGATACTGGGCAATCTGACATTCGGAGACAATATCGGCGATACATATGAGTACGAAAAGATGGACTGTATACATGTGGCTTGCGAAAATGGCTGGTATGTACATATCTACGGAAATCTCATAGTGAATATTTCGAGATCAAAAGATATTGAACTTGATTTGTAAGGCGCCGCATAAGGTAAAGCAGGTACTTCTAAAATGAGGAGAGTTGAAGAGTGAGTAATTACTACGTTTTTCGAATAAACTACGATGATCGATTTAAGCTGATTCGTAACGAACTGGTGAGCAAGCATCTGCTGAGACAGGGCTGGGGCACCTATGGCATGGCC